GGCTCAGATAGTCTTGCGGGTTGAGGGAGAACATGAAAAAGCCCAAGCTGCAATTCCGGATATTGAGCGGCTCGGCATTCAAATTGTGGCAGTCCATCATTTGAGCGGTGAGTAAAAGTTGAAAAATAGTAAAAGCCTTCTGATTTACAATCAGAAGGCACAAGAACAAAACTGGAAAATACAAAATTAGAAAAACTCACTAATTACATGGTTTACAGCATTTTATATCAAAATATTTTACCACCTAAAATTATCTGTTGGACTTTATTTTGGACTTTGCAAGCTCTGAAAAGTATAGGAAAACCGCCTAAAAAGGCGGTTGTTTTTTTACTATTTTATGCCATTCTTGCGAACTCTTCTAAGTGCTCATATAGGCCAACATAAGAATCTAATAAAGCCGCCGCGGCATCTATTCTATGCCTCGCACTTTGGTTCTTAATCGGTACAATATTGCCATTCCGGTCTGTCTGAATCCCTACATTAGTCAGACACCACCTCAGAAGCGGATTTTTATTGTAATTGACCCGCTTGGCCTTCAAGTCCGCTCCTAGTTGTTGCATTGGTAATGATAGCGTTTTAGCTCCCTGGATACATCGCACCATTGGGAAGCCATACTGCTTCATCTCTTCCACCCAGTACCGCGCTGAGTAGGAATCATAATAAACCCACAAAGGCGTTATGCCATGCTTTTCTACAATCTCCAAAAACCACGCTGTGACATCGCTATAATTGATAGTATTTCCTGAGCATAGCCGCAATAACCCCCGCCGCTCCCACTGGTCATAAGGAATCTTATCTCTTTGTACTCGTTCTTCCAGATTATCTTCAGGAAGCCAAGCCATCACGTGAACATACCGCTTGCCTTCTCTATCCATCATTAGAATAGCTGAGGCGGTTAAATCCGTTGTAATGGATAAATCAGCTCCGCCAATGCAGTAGCCACCCCTAAACTGCTCCAGCTCAAAGACTTCATCATTCAAAATATCCTGAAACGATAGCCAGGCTGTCGAAGTCGATCCCCGAATATTGAAGTCCTTACATAGTACCCCTGCTAAATCAGCCGGCGACTTTTGGGTTCGCTCTACTTTCTGCCTTAAATCATCCCTCTTTTTAATTGCATCTATGCCAGGATTCGCCTTGATCCAGTTTTCCTCACTCAAATACTCCTCTTGGCTATCGAGCTCATAAAGCACCGGCAAAAAGGTATCATCTGAAAAATTACCATCCACCAAGTTACAGGCATATTCATAGAGATCATCAAAAATGCACTCCCGGACAGTTCCTGCAGTTGTAATCGTAACCATCAAGGGCTGGCGACGGGCAGATTGCGATTGCTTCATGACTTCGTATACATTGCGATCTCTAACGGAATGAGCTTCATCAAAAATAACCAAATGGGAATTTAAGCCATCCATTGTATCGGAATTTTTGCCCAGCGGCTGAAACTTGCTGAAGGTTGCCGGAAAATATAAATCCGTCTTTCGCTTCTTAATATGCTTGGATAACTCCGGAGACTGCTTAATCATATTATGGGTCTCATCAAAGCAGATTTTAGCCTGATCTTTCTTACTGGCCACCGAATAAACTTCACTGCCACCCTCGCCATCCGCAATCATCATATACGCCGCTATTCCTGCCAATAGTGTGGTTTTTCCATTCTTACGAGCAATTAGGAGCAAAGCCTCTTTATACCTTCGTTGCTTCGTTTTCTTATCTACGAATCCGAAAAGAGCCGCAATAAAAGCCTTTTGAAATAATTCAAGCTGAATAGGTTGCCCCGCCCATTCTCCTTTACTATGGCGGCAGAATTTCTCTATAAATATAATCGGCTTTAGAGCCTTTTTCTCATCATATTCATATTTTTCCGTACCCTTGACCTCTTTGGCCAGCTTTGCATATTGCTTGAACACTCGGACAGGTACAATATATTTTCCCGACTTCATCCCCTCATAATATTCTAAAATCGGGTTCATTGGTTAATAAACTCCATGAGAGGGTCTTTCTCGCCACTTTCCGAAGCCGGAAGAAGGGCGATAAGCTGTTTATAGAGCAGGCTATATCTTTGAATCGTGATATTGTACGCCTTCAGAGCCGGATGCTCTCGATGGAATCTTTGCTTGCCCTGCTCAAATAGAGTAACTGTACCTTCAGCATCAATTTGATTTTTAAGCTTCTCCAGGGTTCGCTCCATAAATTCTATTTCTTTAAAGATACTTTCAGCAATCGGCAGGCGATCTTCGGGAATCTTCTGCATAATTACGCGTACCTTGTCTACTTCTTTTAATTTCTCTCTAGCCAATATATGACCTCCTAACTTTTCAAGTAATACCCCTCCCCCTAAAAATCGGAGAGAGTTTTTTTCTTCTGGGCACAACGGTATAGGTAAAATCGACCCACTCTAAGCCCCCGGGGGGTATAAAAATTCATCATCATTTAAAATTTCTTTTGTTTTTTTATATTTTTCAAACCAATCTCTGACAAGCTTCTCGAATAACTTCTCTCGTCCTATTCGTCTTGTGTCTTTTTGAATTCTATCAAGGCACTCATCCTCACTCGTCTGCATGATATGAATCTCAAGACCCAAACGCAAAGCCAATGACTTCAGCTCATACATATCACTAATCGTAGTAATCACATAGGCCTTGCCCCATGTTCCTTTACGCTCTACTATGCACCGATATACTGCTTCTCGGACTTCCAGAGCCACTGGCAATACCGTACTGTGATTGTGATATAGCCCTTGCTCTCCCAATAAAGCCGCATTGATGTAGTCTAGGTCTAGTACCAAATCCCCCCGCTTCTTCATCTGCTGGACGAAAGTAGTCTTACCACTCCCCCGCGCACCGCATATGATTTGCCCTAAGCTATCACGAATCATATCCCCCTCATCATCAAAGGCAATCTCAATGCTTCCGAAGTGTTCCTTATTGTGGCAGTCCAAGCAAAGGAATTCTAAGTTATCCCAATTCAAAGCAATATCAGGGTCATCTATATTCTGTGGTGTGAGCTTCTTCTTATGGTGTAATATCTTCCCCAGCTGTTGGCATCTCTCACATAAACCAAATACACTCGCCATATAAGCCGCTCGACACTTCAACCATCGCGCCGATCCGTAAAAGGATTGTGCAAATTCTTGAGCCATATTCTCCCCTTTCTATCAGAAAAGAGGCGGCAGAGCGCCGCCCCTATAGATAATTACTTCTTAGACAACTTCACAAAAGCTTCAGTCACTAATGGCTTAGTATCAGCAATCGCCAATCCTCGATAGTCAACCAATCCTTTGGTAAAACTACTTTCCCGGCTTACTTCCACGAGAACACCATCGGGCAAGTTATAGCCCATATAGCTAAAGTTACCAAATAGGATCGTATCATCCGGCAAATAATCGTCAACGATTACCGGCTTGCCAAGAACATAAGCCACATTATCAGTCTGGGCGTTCTGGATAAAAATAGGCCGATTGTTGGCATCAACTAATCCATATAGCCGGTTATACAAAGTCGCGTTATTGACTGCAAAGCTCGCGCCATTATTATAACCACGCTTCAGCATACCAATGAGCTTAGTCAAATCAGCATAAGCCGGAGCCGCAGTAAAGGTAAAGCTATTACTGGTATCCCAAGTAACACCGCTCAACACCCCTGTCCCTTGTCCAGTGCCTGTGCCATTTACCAAAGATTCTTCAATCGCCGCCATAATGCAGTGAGTAAGTTCTGTTACCAGATAACTTTCAAAGGCGTCAATGCTCATGCGCTTCGAGCTTACCGAAAGTGAGAAAATTTTAATCAACTCATACGCTGAGAATTTCACATTGGATACATCAGCCTTTTCCGTTTCCACTGCCGCACCCTCTGCGTGCCACTGGGCTTTTGTTGAAGGTGTTCCGATTGGTACTGACAGATTGGCCGGAATCGCAAAATTACGCGCCACACTGATTAAGCCGCCCATCGTCCGAGCCTTTGAGATAATCTCATTTAGTGTATGGGTAGGAATCACAGAAGCCGCATTCGCCTGGGTATTGAATACATTCGCCCGCTTTTCTGTCTGAGCTTTGGCCGCTTCAAAGATTGCCTTTTCTCCCTCGAGCAGTTCCTGTCCGAGTAAGTTCTTGAAAAAGGCTGTCCGGTATTCCTTCGCGCTATAGATATCATCGCCTTTCGGGATTTCTACAGTTCCCGCGAAGCTCGCCCCAGTAATCGGATTCCAATCTTTTAATTTTTCTTGAGCCTTGCCCCGCTCTTCCAAATTCAATTTAGCCTCACGAAGTCCGTCTAACTCAATATTGACTGATGCCATTTCTAAATTCGGATTACCGGCAATTTCGCTTTCAATCGCTTTCGCCCGGGCTTCAATCTCCTGGATGGTTTTTGTTCGGTAATAATTAAAGGCTTCTGCCACAGTTTTAAAATTCATTTATATTCCTCTTTTCATAATCTGATTAATTTTGATTTGTGCCTGTTCCTTTTGAATCTTCCGCAGTCGCTCCCCTTCAATAACGCTTCTCGCCTCTACCGAGGTCTGAGGGTACGCCGGAAAGGGAACGATTGAACATTCATATAGCTTCTCAATCTTTGAAATAGTCCGGGTATTTGTATTCGCATCAAAAGAATCTCCACCTTTCGGCACTTTAAATGCAAAGCTCATTCCCGATAGGTCGCCGCGCTGTACTGCCGTATATACGCTATGCCCATCTGAGGTATCCGGTAAAGTCGCTCGCATTTCCACTCCTGCCGGTGTGATTGCAAGCTCCATCGTTTTCGGAGTTCTAGCCAATGGGACTTTATTCATATCGTGATTGTACAAAAGTCGTACATCTGATAGATCAGCCCCATCTAAAGCACCCCTTTGGATTACCTCTTTATACTCTCCAAAGATTGAATTTATAACAGTCTCCTGATCAAATACAATCGGTAGACCGGTTAATACAAGCTCCTGACTACCGTCAGAGCGTGTCTCAGCTATCAATTTCGCGATTCTGGTTTCCTTCATCATTCTCATCCTCCCCCACTTGGTATTTGTTCGCTTTCGTCTGGTCAATATAATTAAGCGACTGTAGATAAATGTCGCCGCCCTCGACCGTTGGAAGGTTTAGCACCTCTAAGCCTTGATTTTTCGTTAAAAGCCCCATCGGAATTAACTTCTCAAGAGCTGTTACTTTAGTCTTATTGCTTGCAAAAATCATGCGTGAGCTCGCTACCTCAATCCGATTCCCAAAAGCCTGCTCCCGCTCTGTAAATATCTTCGCGGTCAATTCTAATCCCATCTGAAGCCCCAAAGGCTCTAACACGCTTTCCATAAATGCAGAATACTGATCCTCGGTATAATCGCCCTTAACAATTTCCGGCGATACTCCCAGATACTTATAGATTTTTTCTTCTACTAAGCGGATTTGCTCGGCTTCGATTGTCATAGCCGTTCCGTTAAGCGGCGTATATTCGGCCTTTGAATCCAAAGCCACTACTCCGGAAGAGTTCGCCACGCTCAGATAATTTTCAATAAAGGTATTTAGCTGGGCTTTCATATTCTCCTGATTGATAACCTGGTTAAATCTCAAAATCCCTCTAATATTCGCCCCTGACTTCACAGCATGGCTCAGTCCTTCAGTCTGAACGGATGCCAATTCAATCGGTGCATTAATTGGAAAATTTGAATCCCCTAAAAGGTCATTCTGAAAGAACATTCGCCGAATATGAAAAACATCTTCATAGGGAATAATCACAGTTTCCCCGCCGCTAAATAAAAATCGGCAATATAGGGTATTCGTAGAATCCGTCACAAATTCAACCTGATTCGGCACTAGTGGCCAGAGGGCAACAATCTCGCCTCGGCTGTCTTTTTGGATATAACTGAACGCGTTATTATTACTGTAAAAAGCCGCCACCGTCTTATATATCCAGTCTGAAGCGGTCATATAAGGATTAGGGCGAATCTTCAGTAATCGATTTAGACGATGATCTCCCAGCGTTTTCTGATTATCCCAATTTAAATTATGAGAAATACTCAGCTTAGAGGCATTCCGGGCGATGGCATCAACCGCCGCCCTAAATACATCAGATTCCCAAGCGCTACGCCCGATACTGCCGCTACTCGATGCCATACCAGATAGAAGCTGTATCCGGGTCGCCTGCTCCGGAGCTCGCCCCAAAAGTCTTTTTAATTTAGCTAACATGATTTTCTCCTTTATTCATGCTCTTGGCTCACTGAAATATGCTTTACTAAAGCATCTACTGTAAATCCTACCGGATTGGTTCGCTGTGATTGCTCCACGTGCCTATTCTCGTACCAATGAGCCACCAATAATTTAATACATAGATTCCACAGCTCACTATCTGGCTTATAAGTTTTCCCTGTCTTTTCTTCGACAAGCGACCTCGCCGCAGTGATAAGCGACTGAATAAGGTTATCGTCATTGTTATAATCAATTCGCAGATAATTCTTGATTTCTTCTAGTGTCATAGCTCTATCATTCCTCTGAACTCGTAAACCGACATAGTTGAGACTTCTTTATATAGCTCCCGCACCTTTTCAATCAACTTATAATTGTATTCCCATTCTTCCGATCCCGGATATTCAATTCGATTCGATCTAGAAATCAATGCATCTAAAAGGCATTTATAATAGGCGGTTTGTTCTTTTTGTTCCTCTTCTGTAGTTGGATATTCATATGATCTCATTATTTAGTATCCCCTTTCTTTTCAGTTAGCAATTTTGGATTTGTAACAAGATAAAAGTTTTATGCCCTGGCTCTCAAGGAATGGCTCCGTAGAGAGTACCCCATCTATTATGTCCTGCAGGGCTCTTAAGAAGATTTCTTTGAGTACTCCCTCTGTTATATAATCCGCGTAATATAATACAGGCGGGTTTCCTTCGTTAAAATCTACTATCATCGCCACAACGTCAATACTCGCCATTTGTTCCATTGAAGATTCTTCCACTACCTTACAGCCAAGTTTTTCAATTTGCTCTTTAAATTCTGCTACTCCAAACATTTTTTACCTCCTGTTTTGCCCTTTTTGCCCTGATTTTTATAGAAATGCCCTGACGATAAAGCTATGTTTTTACTAAGCTCGTACCATATTAGGGCATTTAAGGCATTTCATTTCAGGGTTTTATAAAAACGATAAAATCTCTATAGCTGTATATATAAAAGACCTTAGAAAATTTGCTTTTTTTGCCCTTTTGCCCTAAAAGAAATTTTGAGGCACGCATTTAATATTCATCCAATGATAAAATCCATCTGTTTTATACGAATAAAAGCCCTTGTCCTCAAAAAGTCGCTTAAAAGAAATTTTTGAGTTTGGAATATACCCATTTTCAATGCTCCAATTTTTATACGCTTGGTAGAGTTCCGAGGTTTTTACTTTAAAGTTGTCGCCTCTCTCGCACCGTTCCTCAAGAAATTGCTCAATCACATCACACTCCCGCCGGAATTTATCCGTAGCCTGGATAACTTTTTCCGGCTCTGCAAGTCCCAGCATTCGCCAAGCAATTAGTCCTTCCACCGCCCAATTAAGCACACTGGATAAGATTTGAGGTTTTCTGAGAGCGGTTTTTAGTTTCGGATTTCGCTTCGAACCATTAAAACTTTGGTCAAATGTAACAATCCGAAGCCGCCGCCAGATACCTTCATCATCGCCGCGCACCCGAGGCGGGAAATTCGTTGATAGCCATAATTTGAAGTCCGGTATATAGCTGAAGGGCTCACAATGCAATTTTCTGGCAGTGATCTGGTCGCCCCCTGTGATGGCTTTGACTTTCGCCTCGTCCAGATTGCGGCCTTTCCCTGTTTCTGAAGCTAATACCATTCTTGCCCCTGCCATCTTAGCAAGTTCCGGCGTTGGTTCGTTTCCGGAAGTGTATTTTTGCGAAGCCAGCAAGATATCAACTGAGACCGTTGTAGCATAATCTCCCAGAGCCGCACCGATTGTTTCAATCAATACCCCTTTACCATTCCCGCCGCTACCGACTGCAACGATGAATTTCTCTTCTTCAGTGCTTCCGGTCAGTGTGTACCCACAAAAACGCTGTACAAATCCCTGAACACTCTTATCCGGTAATATCTGGTCAAGAGTGTCCTGCCAGAGAGTGCTTTGATTATTCGGGTCATAGGAAGCATTACACATTTTTGTCATGAAATATTTTGGGTTATGAGGAAGCAAAATGCTTTTTTCAAGGTCAAGCACTCCGTTTCTGCAGTTGATAAGATGTTTATCTGCGTCAAGCTCCCCTTGCGCAATGGGTAATTCGCTTTGAGCCAGAAAAATCATATTTTGAAGCTTGCTTTTACTTTCACAGCCACGGTAATATTTCTGGGCTTCCTCATCCCCTTCATAGCGTTTATGCTCTTGACGAATGACTTTCTTAGCTAATTTGAAAATATGCTCTTGATTATCCACCCGCCACCGCTTACCATCGTAAATCAACCACTTTTTATACTCGAAGCAGTATCTGATTTTATTGCCCATATGATGAGCTAGTAGCTCAGCATTACCGCTATCAGTTCGCCTAAAGTGGATTCCGCCATCATTTATGATAATAGGGTGCTTTGGTACGTATTTCATGACGGACTCGACTATTTTTTCAACCTCAATATCAGGCAACGGTGGGTTGCATCTCGCCTTATTTTCTTCACTCAGAGCCGCCTTAATCGCCAGTAGGGAATAACCTTTATCCCGCAAGCCTGAAGCCATCCGGAAAAGCGTATCATTTCGCCCACCTTCTTCGATTGCCTCAGGTATAGCGGCGGCGGGGCTACTGCTCCCCTTTGGTTTCTCGATAAGCTCAATTAACCACTCAGGCATGGGGGCGGCTTGCGTTTCTTCCGGGTGGTAGCTTGCTTCCCATTCGTAAGCCTTGCCTGTATCCGGATGGATTGAAGGCGGTGCTACTACATAACCGCCGATACCCCGAATATCCACCCCGGGTAGGAGATTCGCCTTATTGCCTATTTCTTTCCCCTCTGGATAAGCAAAGTAAAAATGAATCCCGCCGCCACCTGTGAGGACTTGTAGCGTTTCAATCGTGCCATGCTCGGCTTCTAATTCGGCGAGAGATTCACTACCACCATTCTTCGGGTCAATATCCAAGACTACAAGCCCTGAGCGCTCTCCTGTTAAAATCCCTATATTCTCGCCTTTCCCTGCAGTAGATAAATCAAAGCTCTCTACTTCGGGAAAGCTTTTAATATAGGCGACTTTTCCCCTGACTGGCATTACCGGCCAGCCTAAGCTGTGATAAAGTTTGATATGTTCTGTAAATTCTTGTATAATAGTCATATAGTTTGGGGTTTACTCCTTTCTAGCGTCTGTAGTGCAATGCAGGCGCTTTTTTCTTTGCCCGAATTCATTAATAAATCCTCTTCATTTTCTTAGCGATTTCACTGGTAACCTCAAAAGGCTCCGGTACTATAAATTTTTCCGGTGGTTCTTCAATGTGTTGTCGCTCCTGAAGCCAACCTTCGTAATCTTCCGTACGAATCATGATTCGAGTACCAATCCGTACTGTTGGTAACTGGTGTTCTCGTATCCACCCCCTGAGAGTCGTTCGTGAAATCCCTTCCTGATCCGCTAGATTGTTGATGGTATAAAGCATAGTTTATTATTCTCCTTTCTAATTTTTGCGCCCCTGCTCTTGTAAGGCTGTGATAACCAATGGCATTACAAACTGCGTACCCATTGCGGTAAAAAGCTTATCCACTAAATCAATCGTGGACTTAGGAACACCGTTTTCCTTAGCTTTTTCTAAAATCGGCTCAATAAAATCGTCGATATCCCCCGAATTAAATTCCAGCCATTCATTCACAAATATCTTCGCTTCTCTTTCAGTCATTTTTGCTATCCTTTCTGTTTAATAAAATAATTCATTGACGGATTTCCCTAGCACAATTGAAATTTTATCCATTATTTTTTTCGACGGATTTTTCATCCGTCCATTTTCAAGAGCACTCAAATATTCGTATGTAATCCCCGCTTTTTCAGCTACCTCTTTTTGCTTCAATCCCTTTTCAATCCTTGCTATTTTTAATTTAATCATTTCATTTTTTCACCTCCAAGATACGTATTAAAAATTCGTATAGCGATTTCGTTTTTTATATTACCGACCTTTTAATTCGTTGTCAAGGATTTTGAATAAAAAATATGTACTATAGGTTCATATAATGGTATTATGTTTACGAGGTGAAGTCTTTTGAAAGATAATACAATTGCTCAAAAAATACGGAAAGCTCGGCAAAAAAAAGGAATAACTCAGACTGATTTAGCTCTTGCGATTAATAAAACATTACGAATGGTTCAAAAATATGAACATGGAAGTGTGATCCCTTCAATTCCCCTATTAATCAAAATTTCTCAATTTTTGGAAATACCTACTGATGATCTTTTACAAGCAAAAAAACTTCCTAATTTTTCAAGTAGTCTTGAATATTCGCGCAACTACAGCGAGTTATCTATTTCAGAAGTTGCAAAAAAGCTGAACATAACCGAGAAGGAATATCTCGAATTTGAAGAAGGCAGTAGCTATCCGACATTTAAGCTCCTAGACAAAATGGGTTTTATCTTCCCTCATGGAGATGCCTATGGTGCGTTATGCCTAGATTGGTCTCCTAATATGCCCAATAAAAGCATTAACAGGTTTTTTCAAAAAATGATTCAAGAGAAAATTACCTCTTGGAAAGAGTTGTCCGAAAAAACCGGCTTTACTGCAAAATATCTCAAGCAGGCGCTAAGTGACAAAGCTCCAGCGCCATATTATTTATACGGACAAATTCTATACGTGCTGGGTATTGATTATGATAAATATGAGGATCTAAATAACTCTGAATTTGACTTACTCTCTGATTTCAACAAGCTAACTACCGAAGGGCAAGCAGAAGCAACAAAACGAATAAGCGAGCTCTCCCAAATCCCTAAATATTGTGATGAAAAAGAAGCACAGAAAGTAGAATACTTAAAAGAATTCCGTGAACTTCTCGAATTCCGGACAAAAGAAAAAGACAAAAAAGCTTCTATCCCTATTCAGCTTCCCAAAATGCCGAAATAAAAAGAAATAAAGGAGTTGCTATCATGACCACCCCCATTAGAAAAATAAAAAACCTCCCTACAACGAGGGAGGCTTAAATCTATTTAGTTTTTTGCGTGTAAAATACTAAAAAAGTGAAAGGGTGAGCAGATATGACTGAAAATCAACTTGTTAAACTCTTAAAAGAATCGCCTTCTTTGCCGATTTTATTTATTGGGTCAGGTTTATCGCGCCGCTATCTACAAACCGAAAACTGGGAAGGATTATTACGGCACTTTGCTAAACTCGCACAGCCTGACTTAGATTATCCGTTTGAGAATTATCAGAATTTATTGCATGAAAAATACCCCGAAGGAAAAATTCTAGATATCTTACCCGAAATCGCTACAAAAATCGAATTTGATTTTAATGCCCAATGGCATAAAAGTCCAATTTGGCAAGACTCTCGTCAAAGACATCAGGAAAACATCAGAAAAGGTATTTCCCCATTCAAATTAGTTATAGCTGACTATTTTTCAGAATATCAATTGAAAAAAGACTCATTGGATCAAGCTTTGCATGAAGAGATTGTCATGATTAAAAATATCTCTAATCAATCCATCGCAGGAATAATTACCACTAATTACGATGCCTTATTAGAAACTCTCTTCCCTAATTTTATTCCTTTCATAGGACAAGAAGAATTATTATTTGCTAATCCACAAGGAATTGGCGAAATTTATAAAATCCATGGTTGCCATTCTCGTCCAGAATCAATCATACTGAACAAAAATGACTATGACCAATTTGAAAAACAAAATCCATATCTTGCAGCTAAACTCATTACTCTATTTGTTGAACACCCGATTATCTTTCTAGGTTATTCGCTTAGTGATCAAAATATTACTAACCTCTTAAAAGCGCTAGTTTCCTGTTTTTCTTCGGACAAAATCAAACAATTTGAAAAGCAGTTGATTTTTATTAAATATGATTCTGCTATCACAAATCCTATTATACATCCTCATACCATTTCGCTTCCAGATTCGAATAACACAACCCTTAACATCCTTAGCATTTCCACTAGTAGTTTTACCAACATTTTCAAAGAGATTAGTTGCGTCACAAGCCAATATCCGATACCAATCCTCCGCAGGCTCAAACATTCCTTATATAATGTTATCGTTGATAAAAATAGTGCACGTAAGAATTTAGTTGTTCACAATTTCCACAATTTAAATTTAAACGATGATTCCATTGAATTCGTCGCAGGAGTGGGAGTCATAAAAGAAACAGGATATCGCATAATTCAACCGCATTCGATTTTCGAAGACATTGTATTAGATAACGGAGATTTTAACTTTACTCAAATTTTAAACGAAACACTGCCATACTTACAACCACGGCACGGAAATAGCATTCCCTTTTATAAATATCTTTCAGGAGCTAATTGTCCAACACCAGACTTTCTTTCCTCACTATTACAAAATAATTTTGATGATTTCTTTTCAAAAACACGACAGAAAGAGCGCCAACGGAAACAATTTCACTCTATTCAAGACATATTATCAAGCAATCTACCATTGCATAAAGAAATCACTCAAATTTCCTTATTATGTGAAAATGAAATAATTTTAAACGATTTACAATCTTATTTGAGTAATTTATTAAATACTCATCCTTTGATTTTACAAGCCGGAAATACAACATTGACGACAAATGCCCTTAGCACTCTGCGATTTATTATTCGAATTTACGATTGGTTGAAATATGCAAATAATTAAACTTCGGCAAAAAAAAGAAGACACCGGTGGGCAAGTCTCACTATAAAAATGTGACCTGCCCACTCGCAGTACCCTTTAAGTTTAGAATAGCGTTTTTTTATAATTTTGTCAACAAATTTCAATATTATACCAGGAGGTGATCCGATGCCGCCCAAAATAGAAAAACGAGGGAGTAACTCATACCGCCTCTTTGTATCCGGTGGATATGAGAACGGTAAACAGCAAAATTTTTACAGGACTATCCAATGCGCCAATATTGCTGAAGCGAAAAAAGAATATAGCCGCTTTTCTGCTGAGTGCCTCAATGGTAAGGTACTTACTTCCAATACTCCGAAAATGACCTTACAGCAGTTTTTCAATTATTGGATGGAAAAGCACATCAAGCCGAATCGGACACCTAAAACGATTGAATATAACATCTATATTTCAGCTCGAATCCTTGCGGCTCTCGGACACCTGAGAATTGATAAGATAAAACCCCAGCATATTTTAGAATTATTGGAACAGCTCCGGAGGCCGGATATTACCAAAAATAATAAGCCACTTTCTGAAAATACAATCCGCAAGCACTATACGCTTGTCAACACCATATTAAACGTCGCCACAAAGTGGAACTTCATTCCCTTTAATCCAATGGCAAAGTTAGAGCCGCCAAAAAAGACCCGTATACAAAAAGAACTCCCCACAACTGGGGAGATATCCGAATTTCTTAATTTAATTGTAAAACTCACGAATTCGCACAAAAACAACCCAAACAGGCGTTTTAGCTATCGCCGTAGCCTTCGCCTTCAAACATGGGTTTTCCTCGCCTTTTCTTTGGGGCTAAGGCGTGAAGAGATATTCGGATTACAAATGCAAGATATAGATTTTGAAAGAAACCATCTTCATATCCGGAGAGCCGCCATCAATGTACAAAAACAAGGAGTAATTATCAAGGATACCAAAACTACCTCAAGCAATCGAACGCTGGCCATGCCGGATAAGATTATCGAGCTTCTGAAGGAATATATTGACCTTGAAAAACCAACTAACTGGCTTTTCTTCCGCTCAAATGGCGAAGTAATGCTTCCTGATGACTTCAACTCATACCTAAAACGACTGAAGAAACGATACAACACCGCCCACATTACGCCTCACGTTCTAAGGCATATGTACGGAAGTTACCTGCTCCGCTCCGGCATAGACCTAGCTTCCGCTTCGCACCAACTCGGCCATAGTAACAAATCCTTCACAGCCGACACCTATATCCATGTAATCGAGCAAATCGAAACCCGATCCGCAACAGCCATGCAAAATATTTTAAATGATATGATAGAGGAGTGATACAATGACAAAGAAAGACCCAAAGAGCTGCCATCATTTGCGCTTGCACCAAAGCATAACATTAGGAATAAGAGACGGAGACTATATCTGCGAAAATTGTGGAAAGATGGATTACGGGACGGCTTGGAAATACGAAAATAGGCATCATCATAAGCTGAATATTTCTTTAAAATTGACACTTAAAAAGGATTATGCAAATCCCCATGGAGGCTTGGAGCCTGAATATCATAAAGGAATGCTCGAAGCTAAAATTTTCTTAATGTTACTTAATATCCCAAACAGCAACAACGCCCTGGATGGTTCAAGTCATTTTGAAAGAACTACCTCAGGCAATGTCACATCCGTAAATACATCCAAGGTTATATATGATCGTACTATCGTGTATAACGGTGGCGATTTAGAATATATAAGTAGCCATATTAAGGATAAATTCAAACAATGGAAAAAGGATATTTCCTCTGACCCTTTTTTAGCACCCATCCATGTAGACACAGACATAGAAATCACAGGCACGCCGCTCTAATTTCTGGACTTTAAATTGGACTTTACGAACAAAAATCAAGTCTTGAAAACCGCAGAAACAGGCACACCGCAGAAAAGCCAGCAATATCAAACAACCATTGATATTACTGGCTTTTTGTCGTTCTAATCTCTGATTTACAATCAGAAGGCTTTTTGCGTCTTATTAGTCAGTAAAGATTAATTAGTCCTTTTCTTTATCTGGTTCTTTTTTGAATTTACCTGTTATTAAAAGCGCAATACCGCCGATGATCATCCCGATTCCGGCGCCTTGAGCGAGGGTGACGAA